AATTACGAAAATTGATGCCATCCAATTCCTCCAACTTCATACTCGGATTAGGCGTCCATTATGACGCAAAGATATTGCAGAAGATTTCAGACGGCGAGAACAAGCACATCAATGATCCCGAAAGCGCAGGCAATTGCGTCGGCGAAATAATACACAAGTTTCTATACGAGGCGCTAACCAATGTTGAAATAATAGTCCAAAACGGACAAATATACAATTACAATAACAATACGTGGTCAACATATCTTGCCATTTCAAGTATCGCTTCAGAGGAGACGAAGAATTTCAGCATAATGTCCTCAACTCCTGAGACAGTAATAATTAAAATTCGTTGTCTAATGAATGGCACACCATTTGAGCATATTATTTCGGAACACGAAAAGTCTGACCTGACTATGTATCAATTTCGTCAAGAAGTCCAAGAGGCGATGTACAAGGCGAAAGAACTAGAGCAATTACGTAGCGAAATGCAGAAGTCCAATTATGCAGGCGACCTAGATTATATAATATTCGGCTTAAAAGATGAAGATGATTTATATTCATCGAATGAAGAAATTAAGGAAAGAAAGGCTGAAGAGGCAAAAAATAGGCAAACACAATTTGACAAGGTGCAAACAGAGTTTAAGGAGGAAATGAAACAACTGTTAATCAAGATGTTGCGCTATATGACCGACAATGATTTAAATAATGATGCGTTTTACAAGACGCTTTGTATGGATGTCAAGGTCACAATGGATAACATTGGAAAACAAAACGCTGAAGTATACATAAATTCGAGAATTACTTCACAAGGCAGACAGGAAACATATACTTGCGACACAATAGATGAACCTGAACCAGAACATTATCGTCAATCATTTACAAGACTTACGAGACAAACTGCCTGTAATAATAATAATGATTCCGATTCTGATTCTGATTCTGATTCAGACAATTGTATTCAAAAAGCGTCTATGAACTGTTCTAGACAAACTGCGGTTAATAACGATTCGGATTCTGATTCAGACAATTGTGTTCAAAAATGTGCGGCGCCTAAGAAACAAAGAGCAGCACTTTGTTTTGACTTCGACGATATTCAAAGAGCACCAGTATCTTCTTGTATTCAAGCAGAAGCAGAAGATTATTTAGAAGAAGCCTTAGAAGAGGATGCGATTGCAAACTCAGAAGTATCTGCTTTTGTATCAGAAGACGATAAATTGCTCGCCACTTTCAACAAAAGCATAAGACAACAGACCACATTTACGTCACCATATGCAAGTCCGCAGAAACTCGGTCTAATGCGAGGCGTAAGCAGTCAACAAGAAGATGAAGATGCTTAAACAAATTACAAACCCCACAAGCTCTTCCAAACGGGACTAATATCTGAGCCCTGGTCCTTTATAGCCAGTTTAAAAGGACAATTATATTGCGGCGTCTGATTTATTGCATTGCACGGATTGCAAGGCTCATTCACAAAACTAAATCCTGTCACTTCAGACGGGATATCCTCATTTTTTATTGTCGTTGTCTCGGAATTCTTGTAACCATTAAATAAATTGTAACTTTTATAAACCGTCTTTTGTAGAACTGAATTCTTCAAATCCGCAGAGCATTTGATTGTATTTTTAACGGGCATCGCATCAGTGCGTCCAGCGTCGACACCATCAATCAAGAATTGCCCTTCTTTTGTATTCCAACCGAGGAGCCGCATAGCAGCATTTTTGCAATACATTTCCTGAGCACTTTGAAGTGCAGAGCCAGCATCAATTTTAATAATAGGATTTCGCCAAACGGCCTTAATATATTCGTCTTTTAAGTCGTCTGGCCACGGCCAATAACCAGTGTTTATAAGTGTCTCAGCTTCCTCAGCAGTTGCTTGCTGTTGCAATACATACATATTGTATTGTTTGACATTTCTACTGACAGTTTTTTGATAGATTTTGAATCGATGCATAAGCTCCTTAGGCCACGGAACAAAACCGGGGGCAGGTTTAAAACTAGCTTCTAAAGTATTAATCGAAGTGAATTCTGGATTTAAACCAGCTTTATTTAAACCGGTTACTTCATATCCGACTGATTCGAATCCTTCTTTAGTATTCGCCTTTAACCATATATTAACTAATAACAACGTTATAACCACAACGATAATCCAAATAGTATTTTTATAGTTATAATTCATCTTAAAATATAACTATAAAATTAAACCTAAACTTTGCATCTAATCAATCTAAGCAGTTGAAGACATAGATACAGACAAGTGCGAAAAACGAAATAAGAAAAAGAAAACAACAGCCAATCCAATCGCCAATTTGGTGTCGTACATACCAGATAAAATAATAAAACCTAGAAGAATAAAATTACCTAAAACGGTGTTGAATAGACTAACAAATAGACTTGGAATGGCAAACATAATGAGCCACAACACGATTAATAGTGAAATTAATCCAACAACTAAGTTTGTATTTTTTTTCATTGAATCCAAAAACGACATCTATACTATAATATATCCACTTTTAAAAAAGTGGAGCAAAACAATAAAATAAGAACCACAAACAATCCTAATTAGTGGTTTTGCTCCACTTTTCTTAAAAGTGGAATTAGATTCCCGTCGACCCAATTCCACCCGCACCTCGAGTCGTATTGGGTCCTAGTGCTTCAACACTGTCAACTATCTCAACAAAAATAGGCATCAAACTAGGTGCGCATATTTGCAATAATCTAGTAAATTTGGCACTGCAAAAGTCAGAATTAATCATACCAGCTGCTTCAGTTGACCATATACAATCAAACATACCAATCAAATTGCCTCTGTATCCGGCATCAATAATACCTGTGGAATTTGCAAGACGCAAAGGAGTCTTAGATAAGCTCGACCTAGGATGCGTATAGAAACCAGTAAAATACGATTTATTCGTAGCATCATCACGGTCTAGAATATGAATCTTAGCACTGCACTTAACCTTTAAATCCACCTTATTCACGTGTGTCTCTGTGCGTCCAGGCATATAAAAATGCATATTTTGAGGCAAAAACAAGTCAAAACCGGCATCAAAAAAGTGAGGGTCTCCAATAATCTTCTGATTATGAGTTGCCGCTGCATTCATATAGATATCTTTCAAGTCAATGTCATCACTATCTACAAAAATCTTCAAGTGCATAAACCTGTCGTTAAATGTTTGGTGTGTAAGAGTATTCCGAAAAGAATTCAAAACATAAATGGAAGCTGTACTAGTGCTGATGAATTGCATTGTAATAATTATAAATACTAACAAGTCTTTAAATTTATTTTAATAAGAATAAGAATACAATTTACATTTATTTAGTTAAAATAAAATGAAATACTATATAATATAATCATAATGATCAAAGTTGCTATAATAGGTACAGGCCAAATAGGTTTTGATTTATTACATAAATTACTCAAACTAGATTATGTAGAATTTGTAGCATTTGTTGGAAGGCGTAAATCTACAAAAAAAGTGCCAGATAAAATAAATTATAGTGATAAAAGCATAAAATATTTCAAAATGAATCCCAAAATATGTGAAGTAGTATTTGACTGTACAGATGCCTATTCGGCAGAAATTAATTCAAAGGTATTTTTGGAACAAGGAATAACAGTAATTGATTTGACTCCATCAAATATTGGTAATTTTTATATACCAAATATCAATTGTTACATTGGTTCAAATATAAATATGGTTACTTGTGGCGGTCAAGTGTCAATCCCAATATTATATTACCTTAATAAAAAAATAACAAATATAGATTATGTAGAAGTAGTTACACAAATTAATTCAGAAAGTGCTGGTATAGCAACACGTATAAATATAGACAAATATATTGATACCACAGAAAGTGCTATTAAACAATTTATTAATGTCCCAAAATGCAAGGTGATTCTTAATATTAATCCTAGTGTAAATACCACGATGCAAACAACTGTTTTTATAAAGACTAATATAAATCCTGATGATGTAAAATTTGATGATTTTGATATTTTTGTTAGTTCTATGAAAAGCTATATTGAAAATTATAAAATAGAAATCCCAATATGGTTATCAAAAAACATATTAATGGCACACGTTACAATAACAAGTTCCGGAAATATTCTTTCAAAATATGCAGGCAACTTAGACATTATAAATTGCGCTGCAATACACTCATTAAAAAGTATATACGATAAAAGTATATAAACGTATAATTAATATATATTTATAATAATTATATGAAGGTAAGCGACATAATTAGTTTGTTTCTTGTTAAAAATAACATTACAACTGTGTTTGGTATTATTGGTTCAGCAAATTCACACATATATGATTCATTAAAAAAACATAATATAAGGATAATCAATGTTCATAATGAACAATGTGCAGTAATAGCAGCCGGTGCCTTTTATAAATCAACAGGAAATTTAGCGGTTGCTCTTGTAACTGCAGGTGGTGGTGCAACCAATGCGGTAACTGGAATTGTAAGTTTGTGGGCAGATTCTTGTCCCACAATTATAATTTCAGGACAAGAATCATCCAATTATGTTTCAGACCATTATGATAAAAGAATGTATGGAACCCAAGGCTTTGATTTTCCACATATGGTTTCAAAAACGACAAAATATGCCAAAACAATTATAGATTCAAATACGATTCAAGAAGAATTAGAAAAGGCATATTCAATTACGTTAAATGGAAGAAAGGGACCCGTTTTGTTAGATATACCATTTAATATTCAATCTCAAAACATTATTTATCGAGAATGGATTAATTATATTCCAGAAATAGTAAATAATGGGATTTCAAATATTGAAGAATTGTTATTAAATTCCCAAAGACCAGTTTTTATTGGAGGTAATGGTATAAAATTATCTAAATCAGTTGCCTTGTTTAAAACCAAAATAGATGATATACAAATTCCCGTCCTTTTAACTTGGTCAGGAATAGATATTTTACCAGATACACATCCATTATATTTTGGTCGACCTGGTCTATATGGTCAACGTTCCGCAAATTTTATACTACAGAAAAGTGACTTAATAATTGTTTTGGGGAGCAGATTATCGCTTCCTCAGACGGGATATGATTACAAAGAATTTGCAAGAGATGCAAAGGTTATTATGGTCGATATTGATAAAACTGAATTTAAAAGTTTTGCCCATTTATGTATTGAAACAGATTGCAATGAATTTCTTAAACAACTGAACATAAAATATAGCAATGACAAATGGCTAGAGGAATGTCGTAGTTTATCAAAACAATTTCCTTTTATAGAAGAAGCTCACAAGGATGATATTTATCCAAATTCATACAAAATAATTGATAAAATGTCTGACCATTTAAAAACAGACCAAATCATTGTGACGGATATGGGTACTGCCTTATTATCTGGTCATCAGGCAATACGTCTTCAATCAAACCAGATAATGTTTTCATCGTATGGATTAGGTGAAATGGGGTATGGACTTCCAGCAGCATTAGGTGCAGCTATTTCATCACCAGATAAAGAAGTATTATGTCTGAACTGTGATGGTGGTATGATGATGAATTTACAAGAATTGCAAACAATTATACAACATCAATTACGTGTAAAAATAGTTATTTTTAATAATGATGGTTACTTAATGATCAAACATACACAAAAGATGTTATTTAAGGGGGTATTCAATTCTGTTGATTCAAGTACTGGGATAGTTCTACCAGATTATATGAAAGTGGCTGATGCATTTGGATATAAAAAATATCAAATAAAGAGTTGGGATGATTTTGATAATATATTTCCCCAATTTATGGACTGGGAAGGTCCATCAATATGCGAGATATTTATGCCATCAACTCAAGACTTTATTCCAAAGGTAAAAGGAGTGGTAAATAATGACAATAATAGTATTTTTGCACCACCAATAGAAGAGATGTCTCCACTTTTAGAGTTTGATGTTGTAAAGAACATTATGGGCAGTAATATTTCTAAGAAGTCTGAGATAATTTCAAGGACTCTGCTATAATATAAATAAAATCTTCTTGACCGGCGGTCAATGATAACTTACTTATTTCTTCAATAAGTTTTATATAAGATATTTTATATTTTTCAGAAGCCTTTACAATATGTTTTTCAAATCCTCCAAATAATTTATATTTCGATGTTAGTATGTTAATTGGTTTACATAGTGGAACTGGCCATTTAAAGCTGTCGCAGTATTCCAAAATCTTATTTTTATCAATAGAATTAGATTCGTACAAAAATGCCATAATTTCTAACGGAGTATTTCCAGCCCCAGCGCCAAATCCTCGCAGAGTTACATCTATTATCGTTGCACCGCTCTCAATTGCAGCAATTGAATTTGCAACTGCTAGATATAAATTATTATGACCATGAAAACCAATAGGTATTTCTAATTTTGTTAGTGCCCCAATTCTTTCGGTAACATCATTGGGTTTATAAGAACCTGTTGAATCCATAATTATAATAGCCATTGCGCCATATGATTTCATTTTAGTAGCCTCATCAAATAACTTTTCAACAGAGCAACTAGCAGACATCATTAATACTCCGTACACTTCTTTACCCTTTTCTCGCAAATATTCAATATGGGTTTTAGTAAGAGACGCTTCTGTACAATGACTAGCAATTCTAAAAATATCAACTCCACTTTCTATTGCAGGTTCAATATCACGAGTAATAGTGGCAAGTCCAGGAATTATATGAACCGATAATTTGGTCTTCTTTAAATGTTTTTTTGCAATTTTAATCATATTACAATCAGAAACTAATGATTCGCCGATAAGCACTGATGATGCTCCTAACCCATTACCATGACCAACTTCAATAACAGCAATACCAGCATCTTCAGCAAACTTGCAATAATCTTCAATAAATTCTTCGGTTAATTGATGAGCAATTGCATGCGACCCGTCTCTTAATGTTAAATCGTGGAACATTCTGATTATATTAATAAAATAACATTTAATATTTTATTAGTTTATACTTATTCATTTCCCTTTTCAAAAAACTCTCTCATTTTTGAGCAAACATAGTCAACGTCTTCGACAACCATTCCATGATGAGCTCCTAACAAGAAACCTTCCGCCATAATCCTGTCTGAATTGGGAAACACTTCTAAATACTCACGATATACTGGATGTCTCGTAACATTTCCAGCAAAGCATACTCTAGTTTGGATATTGTTTGCCTCTAAATATGTCAGCAATTCCAGACGTCTTGGCGTCATAAATGGGATTGCAAGCCAATCACTGTTAAATGTATTAATTGGAAGTACCAAATGCTCCGTTAAATCCTTCAAATTCTCAATATATCTATTGAATACTGCACTCCTCTTTTGTCTAATTTCATCCAGTCTATCAATTTGCACTAAGCCAAATGCAGCATTGACTTCTGATGATTTCATATTATATCCAACGGCTCCATACAAGAATTTGTAATCATATGGAATGCCATCAATACTGAACTCAAAACGGGTCTTTACGTCCTCTGAATTATCGCCAATTCGACCCCAATCTCTAAACATTGTCGCACGCTTTAACAACTTCTCTTCATTAAACATCACCATTCCACCTGACCCACAAGCGGTAATTAGGTGACTAGAATAGAAACTAGTAATAACAATGTCAGTTTCCTGAGTGAGTGTGATTGTATCAGCTGAATCCTCGAACAATACAATGTCTGACCTACCCATATTTACAATAGTTTCCCTGATTTTAGCCCAATCTGGCTTAGAACCAATCAAATTAGGAATTAAAATCACCTTGGTTTTGTCTGTTATTTTTGCGCATACTTGTTCCGCTGTTGGAACATATGTGCCGATTTCTACATCACAAAACACTGGACAAAGACCACATTGGATAACCGGTGCTAATGTGGTGGAGAATGTGCAGGCAGGTGTAATTACCTCGTCTCCCTTGGCTAAATTCAATGCGTTTATGCCTAAAATTATAGCCGATGAACCACTATTCACAAAGAGACCATGCTTTTTACCGAATAATGCTGAAACCTTTTGCTCGAATTCAACACTTCTGGGTCCAAATCCTGCTAGCCAGCCATCATTCAAACAGTCAACAACTGCCTTAATTTCGGCATCACCGTAAGCTTCCTTTTTATTGGGCGCATACCAAATCTTCTTAGACAACATTATATTATACAATTAGTATTTTTATAGTATTTTAACTAAAGAATAAATATCATATTCGTATAAATTATTATTATTATTATGTTTGTATTTTATATAATAAAATGCTAAATGCAAAACAAATTATTGAAAACCAAAAACAAGTTATAAATAATTTGAATAAACAATTAATTAGAAATGTCAATAATACTTCTATGTTGAACAATCTAAATACTACTCTAAATGACATAGTCTGTCATAAAGGCATTTATTGGCCAGTAAAAGATTTAGGTGGGGAGGTAACTAGAGATTATGCTCCACCTAATGGAACTTGTTATAGATTAATGGTAGAATTTCCAGATGTTCCCTATACTATTTCAAATTTAGTGAAAGATAAGAATGTCGTTGTACAAGCAGGAGGAAATGCAGGATTTTATGTTAAAAAATACTCTGAAATTTTTAATCAAGTTTATACATTTGAACCAGAGCCTTTATCATTTAAATGTCTTAATCTTAATGTTACAAAACCAAATGTATTTAAATTTCAAGCGTGTTTAGGTGATACTCACGAGTGTGTAAATTTATTTAATGCTTATGAGACACTTGGTCATGGTGGTTCACACGTATCTGGTAAAGGTTTAACCCCAACATTTTTAATAGATGACCTTAATCTGCCTGTTTGTAATTTAATACATTTAGATATTGAAGGATATGAAAAAAAGGCGTTGATGGGTGGAGTTGAAACAATTAAACGATGTAGACCAGTTATTGTAATAGAAAATTATCCACCGTGGGCTGAAAGATATGGAACAAATTTAAATGAAATTGAATCCTTGTTAACATCTTTAGATTATAAATATGTTTCAGAGGTTCAAGGTGATCGAGTTTACACACCAATTGATTATTAAATATACCATGTTTCATAGGTAAATTGTAATAAAAATAATATAATACAAATATTTTATAAGGTTAAATACTTTATAAAAAATAAATACTTTATATATAATGTTATCAAAAGCTGATAGACATCGAGTGAACAAAGTTGTTTTATTTACAAATGTTCGAGATGAAAAAAATATGTTTGAATGGGTAGCTCATCACTTATTATTAGGGTTTGATGCAATATATATTTATGACCATAAATCTATAATACCTTTAGAAGGTCAGTTTGATAATTTTAATAAAGATGGTGAAAAAGTTTTTGTTAGTAGATGCGAACTTGATGGTCCTATTAAATGCAAGTTAATTACTAAAGCAGTTGATATTGCTAAAAATATTAATGCGGATTGGATGTTATATTTAGATGCAGACGAATTTTTTGTTATAAATTCTGATAAAATTAATAATGTTAAACAACTATTATCATTATATACTGAAGCAGACTCTGTTTCTTTTAATTGGTTGATGTTTGGTTCAAATGGGCACGAAAAAGAACCTGATGGATTTATAATAGATAACTATACAAAATGTCAATTAAAACTATGTGACCACATTAAATCATTTTTAAGACCTAGTCAGTTTACAATTCCAAACCCACATAAATGTGCTATTAAAGATGAAAGAAGAAGTTTTCATGGTAGTAAAAAAATAATACCAAATGATGTGGTTGTTTTTGATAATTCAATTGAATATTATAAGTCTATTGCATATTTTGCACATTATTATGTGCAATCAAGAGAAACGTGGCTTAGACGAAAATTAACTCTCCCAAGAGATGATGATGGTAATTTGAGAGATAAAACACTAACAATTTTGAACACTCCTATATTTGATGATTATAATATGCACAATGATTATTGTGATGTACAAAACTTGTCGATAACACAAAAATATTCCAAAAATATTAAAAACTATTTACGCTCTATAGGTTTATTTGATAAATAAGATTTTATTATATATCGACTTTTATTTTTAAATTTTATATGAATATTATTATTAATATAAAAACATTATATTGATAATCTGTATTAACCAAATTATGAAAGTATTACTAACTGGTGGAAATGGATTTGTTGGAATGAATATTTTGGATGAGATTATTGCCAATACAAATTGGGATTTAATTTGTTTAATCAATAAAAATGATAATAACATACCTGTCATTCAAGACAGAATTAAAAAATATAGTAATATAGATGACATAATAGGAAAAATAGATGTTATAATACATGCTGGTGGGGATCCATCATCAAAATCATGCATTTTAAATCCAGAAAATGGATTGAATAAAAATATTATTACGACTTTTAATTTATTAGAATTTGCACGTAAAAATGAAATAAAAAATTTTATATTTTTAAGCAGTTGTGAAGTTTATGGTTATGCAACGGATACATCATCAGAAACTGATATATTAAAGTCGTATAATATGTACGGAGCATCAAAAATTGCGTGTGAGCATATGTGTTCTGCTTATTTTCACACATATGGAATATGTACAACTGCAATAAGATTATTGAATACATATGGTCCTTATTGTCAAAAAGAACGTTTTCCTTCAATTATAAAACATAAATTTGAAACTGAGGAGAAACCTCACTTTATTATTAGTAATAAAACAAAAAAGAGATGGCTTGATATTAGAGAAATGGCACGTCGTATTGTTTTTATTATTAACAATATGCCTCAATGCTTTGAAACATTTAATTTTGTTGGAGACGAAAATTTATCATTGGTTGAGTTTATTGAAAAATTGTCTGGTTCTCGTGAATTCACTTATGAATATAAAAAAGATGAAATGTCTGGATATAATCATGAATGCAATGCCGATGGTACAAAATTTATAGATTTTGGAAAAAAACATTGTTATAAACATATATAATACTTACCTTACTTACCTGTTATCTCGTACTTTTTACTTTTATAAGCAAAATTCTTTGATTCTTGCTAGAACATCGGCATTATTTGTATCAATCTTTAAAATATTGGCACGGCATAGAGCGCATCTGGGCTCCAATTCTGATGTTTTTTTATGTGATTTTAATGTGCCTATAATACAATCGCCACAAAACTGGTGTTCGCAATTTAATGTTACAACATTAGACTTGCTAATTTCGCTATTTAAACAAATAGCGCACTCGCATACTTCGTTTTGAGCCACTCCTACAAGAGCGTCAGCTAACGTTAGAGCAATGTTAAATTTGGTTGGCTCGTTGGAAAACGGTATAAAGTCCGCTTCTGTATCTAACTCATTCATTAAGTTTCTTACAAAGGATACAAATTCAGGACTGGGAATATAATTCATAACGTCTCTTGCACGTCTTTCTCGAACTCGCTCGCTCCTGAACGCTCGAATGCTTGGCAAAGGCATCATTTCAACATCACTGTGCCTTCTGGGTGTTCGGTCAATTGACCAAGTAACTTCGTCTACATCTTCTTCTACAGCAGTCGCAGTCGCAGTCGCAGTCGCAGTCGCAGTTGCAGTCGCTGTAAGCGTCTTGTAAATGTTCCATATTTCCTCAGCATATTGCCTTTTATTGGAGCCCGAGGCCGGCGAACCAATTGTAGTAATAATAAACACACGCAAATCTTTATAATGAAACATATCAGTCGCCCAAACAATGAAACGTTCCTTTATATCTTGTTCTCTTGAACTTAGCAATGCGCCTTGCTGGGTAATCGCATAAAATCCTTCACTCATCTTGCGATCAATGACAGGAATCAAATCCGAATTACAGACACTAATATTATGATCTGGGTCGCCACAAAAGGAGCAACATCTACTAAACAAATTTTCAATACTCATTCTAAAGGATGACAAAGACAGTTTATATTTATAATGGAATAAATTTATATAAAACTTATTTCAATTTTTTTTACAATCTTCAAAAAAAATTGAATTACTTTAATCTCTTTAAATTCAATTTATTAATATATTTGTACACACACTTTTAAAGTTTATAATAACGAACAATCACAATAATCACAATTTTAATAAAAATGTCTTCTAACGCAAGTAAAACAAATTTTGATTTAAATTATCTTGCTGAGAATCAACCTAGTATGTGCATCCCACGTGTCTTTGAAAACATTAGTGAAAGACAGGTCCGAGATGTATTTGAACAGTTGGACCTAGGCCAACTAGACCATATTGACATTATTGAGCGCAAATCCGAGAAGGGAGAAAAATATAAGAGAATATTCATCCACTTTAGCAAGTGGTACTGGAATGATGAAGCGTGCGCCGCAAGAAGACGATTAATTGAAGGTAAGGATATTAAGGTAGTTTATAATATGCCTTGGTTTTGGAAGATATCGGCCAACAGATGGAGTAATAATAATAATCAAATAAGAGAAAGCAATGCCATACACGAAGACGTTCGCAGAAATGTAAGACGAGGTGGACCAAGAATTGAATTTGAAGACGAAGTAAGACAAGACGATAGAAGACCTTCGATTGATAGAAGGGACGATAGAAGGGACGATAGAAGAAGGGACGATACAAGAAGGGACGATAGA